GTCACTTTTTTGTGCTAAGTCCAAAAACCCTTCACACGCGCGCACGCGAGGAAAGCCATGGAACGTAAGCGGTCAGACTCTGTAACTGGTGCGGTAGACGCCATGCAGGACGCGCTAGCTGGTTCGATTGAGCCGCCTTCCCACATTCATCTGCGCGACCGTGACCGTCCGTTCTGGGATGCCATCATTGCTAGCCGTCCGCGCTCCAAGTGGGATGAGTGCGACCTCGAGAATGCCGCAAACCTGGCGCGGTGCAAGGCTGACATTGAGCGCATCCAGTCAGAGATTGATGCCGAAGGCGATACGCTGACTAATGAGCGCGGGACGGTAGTCCTGAATCCAAAGCATACATTGCTTGAGACGCTGACCCGCCGATGCATCGCCATGAGCCGCGCTCTCCACGTTCACCCGGAGGCGAAGGAAGGCCGGAGCCGTGACCAGGGCAATAAGGTGCAGGAACAGCGGAAGGCTGGCGATGCGGTTAATAGCAAGGGCAACTTGATAGCCATGCCGGGCCGATGAACCCAATCAAGTGCGGCCCGACGCCGGTTATTCGCGACCTTGAGGAGATTGATTATGAGGATATGACCCGTGGCGAGCGGGTTATTGCCTTCGTTGAGTGGGCCTGTGTAGTGCCGGAGGGGGATTTTGTAGGTCAGCCGGTACGTCTTGAGGACTTCCAGAAGCTGTTTATCCTAGCCATCTACGACAATCCGGCAGTCACTGACACCGCGATTCTGTCAATTGCCCGCAAGAATGCCAAGACAGGAACCATCGCTTTCATCCTTTTGGCCCATATCGTCGGCCCGGAAGCCGTGCAGAACAGCCGTATTGTGTCAGGTGCCATGTCTCGCGAGCAGGCTGCCGAGGTTTACAACCTTGCCAGCAAGTGCGTCATGCTGTCGGATAACCTTCGTGACATTGTGAAGCCAGTGCCATCAAGCAAGAAGCTTATAGGCCTGCCGATGAATGTCGAGTACCAGGCTATCAGCGCGGAAGGCAAGACGGCGCATGGTAAGTCTCCAATCGTGGCCATCCTTGATGAAGTCGGGCAGGTGCGCGGTCCACAATCAGAGTTTATTGACGCTATCACGACGGCGCAGGGCGCATATAACAACCCGCTGTTGATTTACATCAGCACGCAGGCAGCGACCGATGCCGACCTGTTCAGCATTGCCATTGACGACGCCATTAACAACAAGCCGGACAAGACGGTTTGCCATGTTTACGCGGCAGATAAAGCCGCGTCAGTCTTGGATGAGGAGGCATGGCACGCTGCTAACCCGGCATTGGGCAAGTTTCGCAGTATGTCTGACATGCGTAAACAGGCAGAGAAGGCTGCCCGGATGCCGTCGTTTGAGAACACATTCCGCAATCTGAACCTGAATCAGCGCGTGTCCACGTTCGCGCCATTCGTATCCCGCAACGTCTGGCTAGAGAACGGCGAACAGCCTGACCTGATGGAAGGATTCGAGCTTGTTGGCGGACTCGACTTGTCGGAGCGGAAAGACTTGACTGCCTTTGTTCTCATCGGCAAGCGTGATGGAGTGGTGCATGTCTGGCCGTACTTCTGGACGCCGGAGGGGGGTCTACGCGACAGGTGCGACCGTGACCGTCAGCCTTACGATGTATGGGTTCGGGAGGGCTGGCTAAGAACTACGCCTGGCAATACGGTATCCTATGACTTTGTTTGCCATGACATTTCTGATATTATTGGCAGTAATGACCTGAAATCGGTTGCGTTTGACCGATGGCGTATTGATGTTTTCAGGAAAGATGCCGAGCGAGAAGGGCTTAATCTTCCGCTTGTGGAGTTCGGTCAGGGCTTCAAGGACATGGGGCCGGCAGTGGATTCCTTCGAGGAAATGCTGCTAAACGGCCAAATCAGGCACGGAAACCACCCCGTCTTGACGATGTGCGCGGCGAATGCGGCGGTTGTGAAAGACCCGGCAGGCAACCGCAAGCTGGACAAGCAGAAGGCAACTGGCAGGATCGATGGCATGGTGGCACTGGCAATGGCGATTGGTGCAATGGGCAGGCAGGGCGAGGATGATGGTGACTTCGCTGGATTCTTGAGCAACCCTCTGGGGCGATGATGCAATTCTGGCAGACAATGTGGGCACCAATTGCGCGAGTGTTCGGGCGTCAAAGCCAAGGAACTCAGCTAACCGGCCCCGGCGGATATAGCGAGCCGGCTGCCAGCCTTGTTACCGCAGAAACGGCGATGCAGTTGTCTGCTGTATGGGCTTGTGTACGGTTGATTAGCCAGACGATTGCAAGCCTGCCCATCGTTGTCTACAAGAAAGACGCCAACGGTCGCGTGCCTGATGATGCGCACTGGTTCGCGCAACTGATGGCGCACAAGCCGAATCAGTACCAGACCCGCTATGAGTTTCTCGAATACCAGTTAGCGAATCTGGTTCTCCACGGCAACTGCTACGCCAAAATTTATCGTGTTTCCGGCAGGCCAGTCAGCCTGATGCCGATGGCGGCGCAGCAGGTTGAGACAAAGCTAATCGACGGCAAGGTCGTTCACATGTTCAAGTACTCAGGCGTGACTGAGGCGATTGCCGCTGAGAACGTCTGGCATGTCCGCATGAATGGTGACTGGCTGGTGGGCCGCTCTCCGCTTGAGTTCGGGCGTAACATCTTCGGCATTGCCCAAGCCGCTGAATCCACAACGAACAAAATTTACAGCAACGGCGCGAAGCGTTCCGGCGTCCTGAAGATGGACAAGCTGCTGACGAAAGAACAGCGCGAGCAACTGCGCGAGGCGTTCAATTTCGACACTATCACCAGCGGCGATGACCGTCGTGTGATGGTGCTGGAGGGCGGCATGGAGTTCACGCCGGTCAGCATGACGCCGGAAGAAATCGAGCTTCTCGCCAGCCGTAAGTACCAGATTGATGAAATTTGCCGATGGTTCGGTGTGCCGGCTATTTTGGTGAACCAGAACGAAGGCAGCACGACACTCGGGTCATCGACTGGCGAAATCATCAGCGCGTTCTACAAGCTGAACCTTCGCCCCTACCTTGAGGCCATCGAGAACAGCGTGCAGGTTCACCTGTTCGGCAAGGATGAGTCTCGCAAGTATGAGGTCGAACTGTCATTCGAGGCGCTGCTGAGAGCGAGCCAGAAGGAGCGAATGGAAGTCTACCGCACTGGCATCACAAGTGGCGTGATGACGCCGAACGAGGCGCGCACAGCGGAATGGCTGCCGAGAGCTGAAGGCGGCGACAAACTGTACATTCAGGGCGCGATGGTGCCAATCGAACAACTTGCCGCAGGGGGCAACAATGGAAACCAAAAGCCTGACGCTTGACGCTGTTGAGGTCAAGATTGGTGGTGAGGGCGCGTACACGTTCGAGGGGTACGCTTCCGTTTTCGGCGGCGTGGACAGTTACGGCGATACGATTCTGCCAGGCGCTTACAAGTCTACGCTGGGATCCCGCGAGCGGCCCATTCAGATGAGATGGAACCACTGGGGGCCAGTCATCGGCAAGTGGCTTGAGATGACCGAGGACGAGAAAGGTCTGAAGGTTCGCGGCGAGTTGACGCCGGGGCACTCGGTTGCCGAGGACGCCTACGCATTGCTGAAGCACGGCAGCGTAACCGGGCTGTCGATTGGCTATCGCGTGAAGTCGTTTGATGAGCCGGAGCCGGGTCGGCGCGAACTGAAAGAGATTGACCTTGTAGAAATCAGTATTGTGGAGTCTCCGGCAGATAATGCCGCTCAGATTTCCAATGTGAAAACAGCCATCAATGAGGCTGATTCGCTGAAAGAAATTGAATCGATTCTGCGTGATGCAGGGCGATTCTCTCGGGCAGATGCGACGGCACTGGTTGCTCGCATCAAGTCCCTGACCCACGGTGAGCGTGAGGCGAAAGAAAAGACCAGCGACGAAACCGCTGCCATTCTGGCGCAAATCAAAATGCTTACCGCGAGGATTCAATAATGGAAATCAATGAAATCAAGTCGGCACTCGATGCCCACGGCGCTGCTGTAGATGCAGCTATCAAGAAGTACGAAGGTCAGGTTCAGGAGCAGGGCAAGGCTCAGGCTGATATTCGTGATGAAGTGAAGGCGCTGGCCCAGAAGTTCGAGGACGCCATCACCGAAATCGCCCAGAAGTCTGAGTTGGCCCAGAAGGGCGAGCCGAAGATTCTGACTGCTGGTGCCGAGTTCATCCAGTCCGAAGCCTTCAAGCAGATGGCATCCGGCAACGTGAAGAACGCCCGTATCGAGGTGAAGAACACCGTCGTATCTGACGGCACTACCGCCTTCCCGATGCAGCGTCCCGGCATCATCCCTGGTTCGTTCGTTCCGCTGACCATTCGTCAGGTTATCCCGAGCATCACTGTTTCCGGCAATGCCGTGAACAGCCTGAAGGAGAACGTCTGGACGAACAGCGCTGCCGAAGTATCGCAGGGTGCCAGCAAGGCTGAATCCGACCTGACCTTCACCAACTACGATGTGAACATTCGCACCGTGGCGCACTGGATCAAGGTCTCGAACCAGCTTCTGGCCG